TCTAGTAAATTCATGAATGAGGTTAGTCCGCTAATCATCTCTCATGCAGGTAAAGAAATCGCAGCATCTACTGATCCAAAGGTCATGCAGTTCGTTAGCGAGTACTTTAAGAAACAATCGCCTGATATGAGCCAGTACTTCTATCAAGACTGGACAGATCATGAATACGAAAAGGTTGCTGAGTACATCAAAGCAATCGTTCCTTACAAGCAAATCATTGATAATTTGGTTGCCAATACTAAGGATGAGAGAATGAAGAAACACTTCACTAACTCTAAAGCAATCAATCGTTCTCAAGCCCCACTTGGTGAGTCTTTAGACTTTGAAACTCCGGCTCCGGCTAAATCAGCAAGCTCGTCAATGTCAATCGATTTAGAAGATGATTTTGGAATGAATGATTCTCCTGCTGCTCCTCCAGCTGCACCAGCTTCAAACGCTAAACCTTCTGCAAAGGCGGCAGATGATCTAGACGAACTTTTTAATAGTCTATAAAAAATCATAATAGTAATGTCAAACAAAACTAAAAACGAAAAGGCTGCTGAAGTGTCTCAAGAGATGCCAGCCGACCAAGGTGCACCGATTGCAACTCTGCTTTCGTCGATTTCCTACACGAATCAAGAGGATTACGAAAAATTCTTGGACGGCTTGACTACTGAGCATGCACTAATTGTGTTAATCTCAGCGGCTAATCACTGCCAAGCAAAGGGTATATTTAACCTAGAGGAGGCTGAGCTCGTAGCGAAAGCAATTAGAAAGATCAGCAAACCTCAACCTCAAGAACAACAAGAAGGAGAATAATATCATGAACTTAGTAATAGACGGAAATGCTTTTTTAAACGTTGCAGTTAGCATAGCAAAGAACATCTTAGCTAATGATAAGCGAGTGGGCGAAAAGTACTACGTTTCTGATCTATTAAGCGATGATAAGTTCATTCTCAAACAGGCGAGTAAGGATACTTTTCGAAATTTTTCAATAAATTATTTCGGAAGTATCCTTGCTCCCTTTAAAGACAATATTAGCTCAGTCTTTTTCGTGTTCGACTCAAAGAGCTGGAGAAAGAAATACATTAAGGAACACTTTGAAACTCATGGTGAAGGCGACTTCTCATACAAGGGTCAACGTAAGTACGATGATAAAATTTATTTGTTCTTTGAGTACTTTCAATCTGAAATTCTAAACACAATCTCAGAAGAATACGGAGTTGTCGTTAGCCGAGTTCCTGGTGCAGAAGGTGACGATTTAATTGCCTACATTTGTGAAAATCTACCGGAGGACATCTGTATTTGGTCAGTCGATAAGGATCTAACCCAGCTTCTTGAAAGCAGCAAGCGTAAGATCATTCTAATGATGCCAAAACAAATGACCAAGTACAAGAAGATTTATACAACTGAGGACTTTGGCCAAATTTCTGAACCTGAAGTTGATCTGTTTAACTTTAATATCGACTCGATTGACAATTCAGCAATCACCAATATCATAAGCGATCTAACTAAAAAGGATTACAAACACCTGACAGTCGATCCGGCCCTAGACATTTTAACTAAGTGTCTCGCAGGCGATGCTTCTGATAATATTCCAAGAGTTCATCCAAAAATGACTCCTTCTAAGCTTGCTAAAATCATTGAGCACGTTAAGACATCAATAGATTGGAAGGACGTGAAATCCTATATTGATTCGGGCAACCAGGTCTTCATGGATCTATTACGTGAAGTAACATGTGAAACTCTAAAGATAAAGGACCTGGGTGAATGGCAGACGATCGAGAATAACATTAATCGCAATAAGACACTTGTCAGGTTAAGCACAACTTTATTTCCACAAGAAATCGTTGAATCTATCAGACAGAACGTTGATCTTTCTTCTAGACGAAAGTTTAACTACTACAAATTTAAAAAAAACTATAAGCACTAATGAGCACAGAAATACAGACTGGATTTATTCCATTATTTGAACGAGTCCTTGTTTTACCTGACAGCGTTGAAGTAAAGACTGAGACCGGTATAATTCTTCCGGTTGATGCAAGAAAAAGACCTAACACCGGAAAGGTGATTGCACTAGGACATCTAGTGTCAGAAAATTCTAAATGCCCAGTGAAAGTTGGCGATAGAATACTCTATCAAAGATACGCGGGCCTTGATGTCAAATGGGATGGCTCAGACTATCACTTAATAATGGCAAATGATCTCTTAGCCATAATCAATAAGGATCAAGACACTCAATTTGAACTTAAAGAAAATGCTTAAAAAATTTACAGAATTTATCGCTGAGAGCTCTGAATCATCTGGAAAGTACCGACTTTTTTGTGATCTAGACGGAGTTCTTGTCGATTTCGACCGAGGTTTTATTGCCCTACCTAATAACAAGGAGGGACTAACTCCAAAGGAGTACGAGGCGAAACATGGAAAGGATTCAATTTGGCCAATGATTGACGCCTTAGGCGAATCTTTTTGGACGAATCTTCAGTGGATGAAAGACGGCCGCGAACTTTGGGACTACATCAAACAGTACGATCCAATAATTCTTTCGGCTCCGAGCAGACATCCGGGCTGTTTCACAGGAAAATCTAAATGGGTAAAGCAGCATTTGGGAATAGACCAAGACCCAGTTACTGATCCTAATAATTTTTCAGCTGAGACCAGGTTTATCCTGGCGAATCACAAACATGATTACGTTAAACCAGCTGAGGATCTTTTGAAAAAGCACCCAGTTCTAATAGACGATTTTTCGAAAAAACTGGAGAAATGGACAAAGGCTGGCGGAACAGGAATTCTTCATAACGATGCGACTGATACAATCAGAGTCGTTGAAGAAATGATGAACCCTGAGGCTAA